GAATTATATATAATCTGCTTTCTACCCTTACTATCATATCCATACGCTAATATTTTCTTATTATTTAATATTACTACATTATCATAAGATGGAGGTATTTTGAACTTTTTAATTTTGTTTATAGTATCCTCATCTGTTATCTCGCCCCCCATATCTGCATTCCCTTCATTGCTTGATCTATCGGACCTATCGGACCTATATTTATAATATTTAAACCCTGTAATATAGGTTCCGACCCTTTTTATTTTCATATGTTTATTTATTGTAAATAAATTATAATTATGATGTTAAAAATGATATAAACATATAATTATATATGTATTCATAAACTGAATATATAATGGCAACGAAAAAAGCGACTCCTGTACCTCCCCAACCTACAACTGATTTAAAAGCTCCTAAAAAGCAACCAGTGGCTGCTAAATTGCCAGCAACTAAAACTGCGCCAGCTGCGTCAGCTGCGCATACGGCTCCTGCAACTACTGTTACCCCTGTCTCTCTTACTCAAGTGAAACCAGAGGATTCTGTTGTCCCAGGTGATGCTTCAGGTGCAGAAGTTGCCCCAGTAAAGGACAATGCCGTTTCAGTAATTATCGAGAAGGTGAATAATCTTTTTGCAAGCTTTAAGGAAGTTCAAAATCTCCTTAAAGTGCTAAGCAAGGATTATGAGAAGCAGCAAAAAATAATTGAGAAGGCTCAGAAGAAGCGCCAGAATGCTAAAAATTCGCCTTCCGGTTTTGCCAAGCCCAATAAAATCTCCGATGAGCTTTGCGATTTCATTGGTGTTCCTCACGGAACTGAGAAATCTCGTACTGATATTACCCGCTTCATCAACTCTTATGTAAAGGAGCATAATCTAAACAAACCCGAGAACAAGCGCTTTATTCTCCCTGATGACAAGCTTAAGAAAATCCTAAATGTTGGTGATAAGGAGGATATCAACTATTTCATCCTACAAAAGCTTATCTCCCATCATTTCCCTCCTTCCGCAAGCAAACTTGCAGCATCAACCTAAAAGCTAAAAAAGAAAAACTCAATTGTACAACAATACTACTCTATATTATTTTTTTTACGATATTTATAATATTTTTATAAAAATTGATATAAATGTTAATCAACATATAATATCACACCTTGCATTAACAAAATGGAAATCCCTATTCAAGTCGCTGATATTGCTGTAGTCTATGACGATGATAATGAATATGACCGATATGATAGCAATCCTATTACTAAAACGGCGAATGGAGGGAATGCTTTTAAAAGTACTGGAAGTGCTATCGTAGATTATTTTATGTTATTTATGAGAGATTTGAGTATCAGCGATAGCTATGATCATCTTGAAAAATGCTGGAAGGAAGACCCGAAAAAAACTGTTGCGATTATCTTCAATGGTCGCGATAGATTGAATGGAAAAAAAGAGAAAAGGGTAGCTAATGAGGCGATGCTTTGGCTGCGCAAAAATAAGTTTCAAACCTATATGTGCAATATCAAGCTATATGTTGAGAAATATGGTCGCTGGAAGGACCTGCAATTTATCAGCTATAATTTGAAAAACATTGACCATAAGATTGAAATGCATATTATTGCTCAGAAATTGATTGACGATAAGATTAACTTGGATAATAATAAACCGGTATCTCTGTGTGCTAAGTGGGCACCCAGTGAGAATGATAGGAACGATAGGCAACGACAGTTTGCCAAGAAAGTTGCTTCGGTTATATATGGGTACAAAGATACATATAAGATGTCCAAGTATAGGAAGGAGTATCTTGTTCCTCTGAGAAAGCAAATAGATATTGTGGAATCTAAGATGTGCGATAATAAATGGGGTTTGATTAAGTATGAAAATATCCCTGGGGTTGCCTCTAATAAATTGAAAAAGGCATTTATTAAACACGACGAAGAAAGATATAAAAAATATTTGGAGGATGTTGCTTCTAATGTTAAGAAAATCAATATTACAGGTATTCTCCCACACGAATTGACGGGAGTATATATTAAGGATTTGCAAAAGTTTCGCAATAATGAGATATGCCAGACTACCGAGATGCAATGGAGAGCAATTGTAGAGAATGTTAGAAAATCGGGAAATTTTGATAATGCTATTTCTATCGTTGATGTATCGGGCTCTATGTTTAATGCTAAAAACGGAAGTATTCCGGCACAAGTAGCAGTTGCTCTTGGTATTATTACGGCTTTATGTTGTAAGGGCGAATTTGCTAATAAAATTATTACATTTAGCGAAAATCCCGAGCTTGTAGATTTGATTAAGCGAGATACCCAGGATACTGATGATATCCCGACGCTTCACGAATGTATTAAGAATATTATTGATGTTGATTATGGATTCAGTACGGATTTTGTAAAATGTAATGAGGAGATTATTAAATATGCTATTAAATATAATATTCCGCAAGATAAAATGCCTAAAAAGCTATTTGTATTTACGGATATGCAGTTTAACAATACTATTTCAGGCAATTTTGAGAGAGATTATAGGAACAAGATAATTAATACAAATGAACTTGATACTGTCTATCAAAATATTGTTAAACTCTATGAAGCCAATAATTACACGGCGCCCAAGTTTATATTCTGGAATCTTAATTCAGATAGCAATGAGGTTTTCCCGGTTAATTGCGATACTGAAGGGACTGCTATTGTATCAGGGTTCTCAGAGCAACTTCTCAAAATCTTTATGAATTACGACGAATTCAAACCTGAGTTTATTGTTAGTGAGATACTCGCACCATATCTTGATGATATCACTATTGTCGACGATTAACGGTGGAGAAGCGATTTATATATGAAGAGAAATTAAGATAAATATTATTTATTTTTTACTAATATTAATAAAAAATGATATATAACAGTATTATTATTATAATATGACTAGCTCGTATGACTTTACGGACACTGATTACTTCACAAATATTGTAAAGTATTTGGATGGCTATTGCGAACTCAAAAAGTTGAGTGAGATTAATAAATCATCGAATGCCTTTATTAAACAAGAGACAAATTTTAAGGATATTGTACGCGCAAAGAGAAATAAATATAATTGCGATATGCTGAAAATTAATTTAATCAAAAAATTTAGATATGAACTCGATAATGATTATCGCAAAACTTTGGATAAACTAAAAAAAAGTACAAAAAATTACAAAACACTTACGGATAAAGAGTGTTTATATATGATGTATAGACAAAATGTTGTATTATATACTAAAAAGATGAATAAAAAATGCTTGCCTTACTTGGAGGATATTATTACATACTATTTTAATGAAAAAAACAAAGGCAATGCCGGTGTAAACATCCAAAAGACATCATTATATATATCAAAGTATTTATATAATATAATACTATCGTCTAAAAATAATTATAAATTGAAAAATGAAAATATTGAAATATGGCTATCGCATCATATTTAATTGGAATAAGCAAGGCCGCCCATACCAGATAATATTCTTAGAACATTGTAATTCACTGCGAAGACATGGATAGTGCCTGCCATTCTGGAGGATAGAGATAGAACAGCAGTGTCAATACGGGACATATTGAGAGTGCCGCTGGGCTGGTGCTCTTCAGGTTTTAAGGCGAACGAATAAACATTGATGCCCTTGTGGTACATATCAGGGGTATTCTCGTGGTGTTGGTAGGGTTGTACTAACGAGAAATATTCTCCCTGTCTGGTGGCAAAGCGGTCATTGCCGTTAAGCATTATTTTTGCTTGCATTACAGGGTTTTTAGAGACTACATAGTTATTTAAAGTATCTTCGCCTACAGTATTATCAGGTTCTGCTGTCGAAAAGTTATTCCAATATACAGTGTTAGAAGCGGAACTTCTGATAGCCCATACAAGTTCTTTACAGGGATGATTGAAGTTCATGCGTAAGCTCTTCATAGAATCGGGATTTGAACCGGAAGTAGTTATAGTGTCAGTGCCAGTGAATTGCAACTGCTCTATTAAATATTCGTGAGATAATTGAGCGAATCTTCGGCGTTCATCAGTATCTAAGAAGATGTAATCAACCCATAAAGTAGGCTCGTCGAGGGTCAGCTCAGTATTAGAATAGCCATCATTTGATTCGCCCCCAAGTCTATCATTAACAGCACAATAATTTGTAGAGCTTATATCGCAAAGATTTGTTACCGATTCGTATTCTATGTTAATTTTTACTTCGTGATATTGAAGGGCGATTAGAGGAAGAGCTAAGCCTACATTGCGACAGAACCAGAACTCTAAGGGAACATATAATTCGTACGATAATCCAGGAGACAATAGAGTGCAGCAGTTCTCCTTGTTGGCACCAATCATTTTATAGTAGCCTTCGCGTTTGCCATAAGGTAGCGAAAGTTCATTCCAGATATAAAGCCATTCCGAATAATGTTTATCTATGCGTTGTCCGCCAATTTCTAATTCTACGGTTTTCAATAACTTTTGGCCAACATTGGGAACTAATGCTATTTTTTTAGTGGTAGCACCAGTATTTTTTAATTTTCCGTAGAAATACACTCTGTGTATTAAATCACCGTTGCGAGTAATTTGATAGGTGGCGCGAGAGCCGAGCGAATTACTTCCCGAAGCGGTTTGTTGGATAGCTTCAATAGCAAAGTTAGTATGACGACGATAAACTACTTTGAAAAAGGTAATTTGAGGATTACCGGTTAAATAAACATCCTGTGCACCATAAGCTACTAATTGAAGAAGACCACCACCCATTTACGCTATATTCTTTATACTATTAGAGGAGAAAAAAAAAAGGAGCTTTATAGCAATTTAACAACATATATAAATAAATATATAATATAATTTAATTGGAATAAGCAAGGCCGCCCATACCAGATAATATACGAAGTACATTATAATTCACGGCATAGACATGAAGATTCTTTGAAATGTTAGCATTAGCGTAGCTACCAAGTTGATTAATATCTAAATTGAGAACAGCAGTATCAATACGAGACATATTGAGAGTGCCACTTGGCTGGTGCTCTTCAGGTTTTAGGGCGAAAGAATAAACATTGATGCCTGGGTTGGAGGGTATATTTTCGTGATGTTGGTAGGGTTGTATTAAATTGAAATAAGAACCCGCTCTCGCAGCAAAGCGATCATTGCCGTTTAATACAAGTTTGGCAGATTTTATAGGATTAGTTGAAGTAATTGCGCTGGTAGGAACATATAATTCTGAAGTAGCCGTATTATCATATTTAGTATTAGCTGTGGTTGAATAATTAATCCAGTTTTTATTAATTACATCTTTTTCAGTAGCAGTAGCGGTGTGATCGGAAGAGCAGAACCAGACTAACTCTTTGCAGGGGTGATTGAAAGATAATTTCGGTTTAATCGATGAAACTGAGGATACACTTTCAGTACCAGTGAATTGTAGCTGCTCTATTAAATATTCGTGGGATAATTGAGCAAATCTTCTGCGTTCGTCAGTATCTAAGAATATGTAATCAACCCATAATGAAACAGAGGGGAGAGTTGCAATTTCAGCGGTAGAACCTTTGCAATTCTCTTTAGATTCAAATAATATGTTTATTTTAACTTCGTGATATTGTAAAGCTATTAAAGGAAGGGCTAAGCCAACATTGCGGCAGAACCAGAACTCTAAGGGAATATAGAGATTTGCGCCATTATTAGCATCAGTTCCTAATTTCGCAAGCTTGTCGTTTGCACCTACCATCTTTTTATACGCTTCTTTCTTTGATACGGGAAGAGAGAGTTCATTCCATACATACATCCAGTGAGAATAATGCTTGTCTATCTTTTGACCACCTATTTCAATTTCTACATAGTTTATTAAACGAAGGCCAAAATAAGGGCATACTACTTCGCCTGAATAATAATTAACAACAGATAAATACATACGATGTATTAAATCGCCGTTACGAGATATTTGACAAGTTACGCGGTTGCCAAAATTGGGAGTTCCGTTGAAAGTTTGTTGGATAGCTTCAATAGCAAAGTTAGTATGACGACGATAAACTACTTTGAAAAAGGTAATTTGCGGATTACCGGTTAAATAAACATCCTGTGCACCATAAGCTACTAATTGAAGAAGACCACCACCCATTTACGCTATATTCTTTATACTATTAGAGGAGAAAAAAAAAAGGGAATTATATAACACGACTCTTTTATAATTTTTATTATAACAGATATATTTATTATATTTTAATTGGAATAAGCAAGGCCGCCCATACCAGATAATATACGAAGGACGTTGTAATTTACCGCATATATATTGATGCCTTGATATACAATACCCGTATCAGCAGCATTCGCAGTAACCATCAAAGTAGCAGTGTCAATACGAGACATATTGAGGGTGCCGCTCGGTTGGTGATCTTCGGGTTTTAGGGCGAATGAATACACATTGATAGAATTGTTTACGGGAACATTAGTATGATGCTGGAAGGGCTGAACATAATTGAAATAATCGCCCTCTCTTACAGCGAAACGATCATTGCCGTTTAATTGGAGGATGGCATTAGTAAAAGGGTTGACATTTTGTGCCGGCTTGACATCGGATATAACAAGGAAATTAGATGTAAGTTGACCACCTGCTATAGCATCGCCTCCTTCGGCTATACTGTATGATGTCATACCGTCGGCGCCATCCTTATTGGTGTAGTCATACCATCTGGTTATATTAGCAGTTGGGGTTGTTTTTGCGACCCACACAAGTTCTTTGCAGGGGTGATTGAAATTGAGCTTGATTCGGTTAGTACCGGCAACAAGGGGTTCAGTGCCAGTAAATTGCAGTTGCTCTATTAAATATTCGTGAGATAATTGAGCGAATCTTCGGCGCTCATCGGTATCTAAGAAGATATAATCAGCCCATAAAGAGATATTTTTAATATCTTCAAAATCGGTTAATGCGCCGGCAGCGGTTGAAGTACCCGTACCCTTTGATATGCAGTTGGCCTTAGTTTCAAAATCTATTTTTACTTTGACTTCATGATATTGAAGGGCTATTAAAGGAAGCGCAAGGCCTACATTGCGGCAAAACCAGAACTCAAAGGGGATATATAGAGTAGTGTCAGTGCTGCCAGGAACGCCGTTTAATATATCTTTGTCGGCACCAACCATAGTATCATAGGCATAGCGTTTGCCCATAGGAAGAGATAATTCGTTCCAGATGTAAAGCCAATCAGAATAATGCTTATCTATTTGTTGGCCACCGATTTCAATAACAACAGATTTTATTAAGCGTAACCCGAGATAATTTTGGTATGTGCTGGTAGTTGCGGGAGTAAGACTTTTCTTTTTAGGGACATCAACTTGTAAATACATACGATTTATTAAATCACCATTGCGCGATATTTGGCAGGTTACAGTATTTCCGTAGCCGGCATTACCGTTGAAAGTTTGCTGGATAGCTTCAATAGCAAAGTTAGTATGACGACGATAAACTACTTTGAAAAAGGTAATTTGAGGATTACCAGTTAAATAAACATCCTGTGCACCATAAGCTACTAATTGAAGAAGACCACCACCCATTTACGCTATATTCTTTATACTATTAGAGGAGAAAAAAATATAGATTATATGACACAAAAATTATTTTTATTATATAAACCTTAATATTTATAATTCAAATATAATGATGTTTAAAGAGAAGTCATCTAAAAAAAAAATAACAACAGATATAAATGAAACTGTTACTTTGGATGCGATGCATAATAATATGATAAAGGATTTTGAGAAGAGCGATAAGGAAAAGATATACTACCTTGAAAAACTGAGTTATTGCGAAGAAAAGAAATTGGAGATATTAAAAAGTATAAATAATACGGCCGATAAAGAACTTAATAGCCGGCTTTGGTTCAGTAATATAGAGTTGAAAGAGCAGATAATAGATATTAAAAGTAAATTGAATGAACTTAATAATTTAGATGAAATAGAATATTATAAGAATACGAGCGACATATTATTTCAATATTACGATACCGTAAAT